AAGGAACAAAATACTTTCCTACCAACCTGTTTCAAAGTGTACAATCGTTTTAGAAAAGATACTTACTACAGAAGAGGCCAAGGCATACGACTGCGAAGCCAATCCTTTAAAGTTTGATGATCACCTGGTAATACAGTTGCAGCGTTGCCAAAACAATGAGTTTAAAAAAAGCGCCAGTGATTTCAACTGGGCGGTTTATGGGCTTGGAATTAAGGCTGAGCGGCCAAACCGTATTTTTCATTTTGAAGAAATACCAGATGAAGTGTTTTTTAAACTGAATGTTCGCAGCTACAAAGGGGTTGACTGGGGAAAGGTTGATCCTTGGGGTATTATAGACGTTAAGTATTATGATGGTGCCCTGTACCTTCACGAACTAAACTACGCCAGTGAAAACGAGATAAGAAGCAAGCTGGTTAGTACTGAGCTTACTCAAATAAACGCAGCCGATGAGGGTATTGTAAAGTGGAAGTTTGGAAAACTAGGTATTGACCGTAATGATGTTATTGTGTGTGATAGTAATCGCCCGCTTAAAATAATAGCCTTGCGTGATGCCGGCTGGGAGTACGCAGTTGCGGCCGGGAAAGCAAAAGGAAGTGTTAAAGATGGGATTGATTTGCTTAATAATATGCCTGTTTATTACACTGCCAGCTCTGTTAATATAAAATACGAGCAGGAAAACTACAGCAGTAAAATAGATAATAACGGCGTTATTTTAGAAGAGCCCGAGGATATTGATAACCACCTTATGGACCCTGCCAGGTATGTCGCACTTTTTTTACAGTCTCAGGGAATTATAAGAAAAGTATAAAATATTTTTTGTGAAAATAAAATATAAATTATCTTTAGCGGGAATTTAACCCATAAATAGGGTTCATTCGAAAAATATTGGCCAATATTTTAAAATCTTTTGGTAGCGGAATATACCGTTTATTGAATCCTTCTACGTACCGCCGTACTGAGCCTGATGACGACGGCTTTTATCCCGTTCAATCATTCTTAAGTGCCTCACCAAATTTCAACGATTATACTTCCGACTTGGATAAATACAACGCTGTTTGGTGCAATCCTGCTTTTTGCAAGGTAGTTTGCCTGCAGTGCGATCTGTTTAGCCTGGGCAAAGTAAAAGTTAAAGATAAAGCCGGTAATGATGTTGAGAATGACAGCGTTCTAGCACTCTTTGACGATCCTAATTACCTACAATCACGGTCCCAGTTTTTATGGGATATGATGTTTTCCTATATGCAGGGAAATGTTTACTGTTACATGGATAGCAATATCCCGTCTGTTGAAAACATCCTGTATTTTCTCGAAGCTCACAAGATGCAATGGCCAATTGATTTTGATAAACAAAAGGATAAACTAATACTGTCAAAAGCATCTTATAAGTCCATGATGGACACGGTTGTAAAATACCACTATGAAGACGGCACAACCAAAGATATTCCCCTTGGAAAAATATTAGTATTAACTGATCTATCCAATGGCCAGGGCAACTGGTTTAAGGGTCGTAGCCGCATTGATAGTCTGTATAAGATATTAAGCAATGCCGATGCAGCGCTAGATAGTACCAACATCAATATTCGTTTTGCGGGTAAATACCTGGTAGCCGGGCAGGCAAGTACAAATGACATAACTAAACTACCAATGGGTACAGACGAAAAGCAGGATATCGAGCATAAGGTGAATGGACGTAAATCTGTGCATGCTGTTAAATCTATGGTTGATATAAAGCGCTTTGTTGAAGATATTGGCGCACTTAAACTTGATGAAGCTTACAGAACCGCTTATTTCCTTGTTGGATCGATGTATAATATTCCCCGCGATGTATTGGAGGCATATCTGCAGTCTTCCACATTTGAGAACCAGGAGAAGTGTGTTGCCAAGCATATAGCTTATACGCTTCAAAGTAAAGGAGATGATTTTTTTGGAGAGATAGGGATCCGGTTCGGTTATACCGATAAGAGAATAACCATCGTCTGGGATCATCTGCCATTTATGCAGGTTTTTAAAAAAGAAGAAGCAGATGTGAACAAAAAGAACATGGAGACCATGACCGGCCTGCTGAAGCTTGGTATTCCGCTGGCAGAGATCAATAAGCAATTAGGCACTAACTATTCAAATGCAAAATATGAACAACCAAAAGCAGCAGGACAGCCAACCGCCTAAGAAGTTGACTGATGCAGAGATTAAAAAACTACAGGATGCAAAAGATAAAATGATGCAGCCTGGCAAAATTGTTAAGAAATGATAACAATACCTCACTTCACGGACAAATCAGAGTTATTCGATTGGTTAATCGAAAACAAATCTGCATTGATAGCACAAAAGAAGTCGGCTATAAAATACGCCGATGCAATAAGCTATTTGGCTCCATTGGTGAATGATAGGGATGAAGCCTGCAAAAGTGCTGATGAAATACCAGCAACAGCCACTAAAATAAAAGTTAGATCCATTATCAACACCACCAAGTTAATGGATAGCCATTCTGATGTTCACATTGATCAGTTGTGGAATAAGTCAATCAAGGAAACGAAAGATAACTTCCTGGTAAACCAGCACAATTTCACTTTTGAAGGGATTATCTCTGATGAAGTGAAAGTGTTTTGTAAACAAATGACCTGGAAAGAACTTGGTTTTGACTTTGAAGGTAATACGCAGGCCCTGATTTATGACAGCGTTATTTCAAAAGAAGATTGCCCGCTGATGTTTGAAAAGTACAGACAGGGAAAGGTTAAGCAGCATTCAGTAGGAATGCGTTACGTGAAGATTGAAATGTGTATCAATGATGAGCGTTACGACAAAGAAAAGGCAGCATGGGATAAGTATATCACTGTTGTTGCTAATAAAGAAGATGCTGAATTGCAGGGCTATTTCTGGGCAGTTACAGAAGCAAAGAATATTGAGGGTAGTGCAGTAGTCAAAGGCAGCAATTTTGCCACACCAACACAATCAGTAGCAGCCGCCAAAAGCACTGCTTTAGATACAATCGAGCCGGATAATTCCACTCAAACGGAAACAAATTTTATAAACCCAAATCTTATTAAAATGTTTAAATACAAAACAGAAGAAGAGCTCGGTAAAATGACACCTGATCAGCGTGACATTTATGCAGAGCAAAAAAGAGCCTTTGAATTGGAATCAACCAAAAAAATGATTGCAGATGCAATTAAGGAAAGATTCCCGACCAGGTTCCAGGAATTAAAAGCAGATCCTGCCAACGTTGGTAAATCTGATGCCGAAATCAATACCATGGTTAAGGCTGAAAATGACGCTGAAGTTGAAGCAGCTAAAACCCGTAAAGCTGAATTTGAAGCACTGAAAGAAGATGTGCAGCAGATTAAAGAGCAAACACAGGGCGGCGCTGCAAAAGGCGTGAAGATTGCTGATGAAGTGAAAACCCGCAAGGATGAGCTTAAAAAAATGATGAAGGGTGAAATGGGTACGGAAGTCACCATGAAAGCCACTACTGCCCGTTCGTCTATTGCTACAAACCCAAATATGCTGTTAATACCAGGTATTGGTCAGCTTATCAGAATTGCCCGTTCTTTTTACGATGTGTGTCGTAAAATTAACCTGCCCGTTGGATCTCATAACGGTACCATCAAGTACATTGACTGGGATGAAGCAACAACCGTTAAGGCTGCTGCCGCTGTAGCTGAAGGCGGAACTTTCCCTGAAAGTACTGCATCATTTAAAGGATATTCTGTTGACTTGAAAAAGGTTGGCGATTCATTACCTGTTAATGAAGAATTTTTTGAAGATGAGGCCAATGCAGCCGCACAGCTTGATATGTTCCTGGATCAGAACGTTGAAAGTGCAATTGACACAGCATTAATTACAGCAGACGGAACCAGTGACACCATCACAGGTTTGTTGGCTTCAATAAGTGCTTACTCTGCAACAGCATCCGGCATTGCAGATGCAAATATTTATGACCTGATTTTGAAAATACAGGGCGCAATTACTACAGCAGGCGGAAATAAATACAATCCTGATTCTGTTGTGATGAACAACAACACAAAGAATAGGTTGCTGCTGAAAAAAGATGCGAATTACCAGTACCTATTCCCTAAAAACCATCCAATTTTCGACCTGGTTGTTGAAGATAACAACATGCCGGATAATCAGCTGGTTGTCGGAGATGCAAGGTTTGCTGAAATATGGGAAATGGGCGGCGTAACCCTGTCAAAAGGTGTTGTAAATACGCAGTTTGTAAAAGATCAGATCACTTTGAAGGCCCGTAAGCGTTTGTTATTCCTTATCAAGAATTCAAACAAATCAGGCTTCCGTAAAGTGACTGATATTGATGCAGCACTGGCAACACTGGCAAGCTAAAACAAACATCATGGCAAAGACAAAACACTTTAAGACAGTAATTTTTACAGAAGATTTTGCAATCCATAAAAAGGACACAGAATTTACCTGTGACAGTATGCTTGCAAGCAGCCTGGTACGGGAAAGAAAGGTTGCTGTCTTTAAAGATCAGCCAGAAGAAACGCAGGTTGAAAAG